TGGAGGCCCGAACGCAGGCCGAGCAGCAAGCCGAACAGGAACGCTTGAAGAAGCAAGGCGAGTATGAGAAGTTGGCCGAGCAACACGAAACCCGTGTCAAAGAACTCGAACCTATTGCTACCCGCTACAGTACTCTTGCTTCCCTCGTCAAAGGGCAAATTGATGCCCAGGTCAAAGACTGGCCTGATGCCATCAAAACCTTTGATCCTGGCCCCGATGCTGATGTTGAGACACGACTCGCCTGGATGGAAAAGGCCAGGCCCCATGTCGATAAACTTGTCACGCAACAACGCGGTCAAGCGCCAGGCAATAGCCCCAATCCACCTCCTGCTGGCGGGAATACCTCAGAGCAGGATGTGAACGAGTCACGCCGGCGCATCCGTGAAAGCGGCAAGATCAACTTTTAGGGGATAGCTGATACACCGGCTATTCCTACGGGAGAATAGCCGATGGCTGAAATAGCAAAGTCAGGGACGCCTTCACTTGGCACGCTCCTCCCTGATCCTGGCTCAAATAAACTACCCCCGCTCTATGCCGGTGAAGCACTCGCCGCCGGTGATGCCTGCTACATCAACTCGGCAGGGACCGTGTTCCGCTCTAATGGCGCGGCAGTCGCTGCCGCTGCGAAAGTGCATGGATATGCGGCGATGGCCTGCGCGTCCGGTGATGCCGTTACCCTCCTCTTTAATGTCTCCTTCCGTTACGGTGCAGGTCTTACCCCAGGTGCTAGCTACTACTTGAGTGGCACCGTGCTTGGAGGACTGGCTGACGCTCCGTCTACAGGTGATCCCGCTCAACCTATTGGCTTTGCGATAGATGCCACGCGCATCTACCTGAAGCAGAGTACGTATTAAGGAGGGCACATAGAGCATGGTATACGGGACATTAACAAGGTTCGATACCTTGGCAACGGCCTATAACACGACTGTTGCCAAGTTCGGTGAAGACCTGGCCTGGCAAGCCATACAGGACGCCCTTGATGCGCACAACCAGCAACTCAATGAGGCTATGGGCGAGTTCGTTGAAAGTTCTACAGATCGACTGCGCAGATATGGTGGCCCCGACTCGATGGCGATGGATGAACTGGACGAGTTCGCTACCCCTGATGCGCAAAAGATTAGTGCAGGGGTAACAGTCGCCTTCCCGCTGAAGATGTACGGTATCGCCCTCCAGTGGACACGCCTGTACTTCCAGAACGCGATGGCCAGTGAAATAGCGGCCCAAACCGTTGCCGCCCAGGATGCCGATATCAAGGCTATTCACCGCGAACTGAAGAAGGCGCTCTTTTTCACTAGCAACTACACCTTCCTTGACCGGCGTGTCGATGGCATTTCGCTTGGGGTGAAAGCGCTCGTCAATGCCGACGGCGCGGCTATCCCTATTGCCCCTGATGGCACCACCTTCAACGGGGCAACGCATACGCACTACCTCTCGGCGGTAGCCTCATGATCTGGTGATACTGGTTGACAGATTGGTCAAGACCTCTTCAATGCCTCGACTGGCCTGATTGACACAGTGCTTGAACACTTTCTTGGTGGGCAAATCCTACTCCTTATCAACCGGGCGCAAGAGACTCAGGTACGCAGCGCAACGAACTTTACGCAGTATCTAGATGCCCGTTTGATACCGGCTACAACCTCAAACCAGGCTCGCGCACCGTTAGACATGACGAACGTGACGAACCGCGCCATTGGTATCGTTGGTCCGGCGGAAGTGTGGGTGAAACCCTGGATACCTCCCGGTTATGTCCTTTGCCTGCATGTCGGGCAAGGCGGAAACGCTCTGGTACGACGGACACGCGAAGGCGGCGGCGGCAACCTGGATATCCTCTTTGATAATGAGATTTACCCGCTCCGCGCTCGTGCAATGGGACGTGAGTTTGGCTTCGGTGTCTTCAACCGGGTCGCCGCCGCTGTCCTGTACACGACAACCGGCGGGTATGTCAATCCGACTATCACATAGGAGGCATTAATGTATATTCTCTCCCTACAACCTGCACCATCGTATCCCAACAAGATTTTGTGTGCGAATTTTTCTAATGCCTCTGGTACAGTTACTATCTCTGAGCCAGTTGTGGCATTAGCGTTGTGTTGTGATAACGATGCACAAAAAGTTGTTGGGCTCATTGGAGGAAATCCTGATCTTCGATTTGCTCCTGACTATACATTTGGGACGGGAGAGAGTATCTACACTTTTGCTGGTTACTCTCTCGTAAATTCACTTTCTCTATAAAGGAGTGTGAGAAATGGCTGATAGCAAGCCGAAGGTCGCGCAAGGGTCAACTGCCGACCAGGCAACGGCTGATACGTCTGCTGCCCAGAACGTACGAGCGGCGAAGGCAACTGAGGAGGTCATTCCCCAACCGAGCGAGACGATCCCCGGCGGCAAATACTACATGCAGCGAGGTAAAGAGCGTTGGGCCATCAATGCCAATGGGCAGCGCATTGATGAGGACGGCAACGTCCTAGAGGGACAATAGAGAGATGGGACGACTCACGCAGAAGCAACGCGATGCCCTGCCTGATAGCGCCTTTTGCGGGCGTGGACGCTCCTTCTACGTGACGCAGCGCGGGGACATCCAGAATGCGGTGTCCTCGCTAGGGCGGGCCGGCTCCGATGCTGAGCGAGCAGAAATCAAGGCGTGCCTCATCAGGAAAGCCAGGATGATGCACGCGATGGATGCGCTACCGCAGAACTGGCAAGATGAACTGAAAGGAAAGAGCGGAGGGTGATACATGCCACGAGGGAGCCTGGTAGCAAAACTGGAAAAGAAGCGTATGAGTTGGGCGCTGCGTGCGCATATCCTCCATCGGGCCGGCCACACCAATAAAGGTGGGCACTGGCATAAGGCGCGGTCACACGCGAGGAGAGGAGGGCGGCGCACATGAACCGTGATGCTGCCCTCTCCTACCTACAAGGTGAGTTTAGCGATATCGCGCTAGAAGCAGGGATAGACCAATCTCCGCTTCTATCGGCCTACGGGATCGTCATTGATCAGAGCTTGCGCACCCTCGGCTACACCGAAAGCCAGCTTGGAAGCACGAACACGTCTGATGCAGAAGTGGATGGCTACCTGGCGCTCCTCGATTTCTTCGCGCTCACTCGCTTCTTGCGTATCTTTGCCATGCGAACAGATGTTTTAGTGAGTGGGGCTATCTCAGCCACGCAATCACAGACATTCCGGCAGGTGAAAATACTCAGGGATGAAGCGGAAAAGCGACTCAATGGTCTAGGCTTATCACCGACTACGCAGATGGAAGTCGGACGCTTCACGCTGGACTTCTTAGAGCCTGATTTACTGGCGGGAGGACTCGGATAATGCCGGTACTCTCTGATACTGCTCTCAACAGGCTGGCCGGGTGGATTACTGAGAAGGTGCTCAAGGACACGTGCGACATCTTGCGTGAAACACGCGTTCAAAAACCGTCGGGCGGGTTCGATATCACCTATCCAAAGCACAACACCGACCCTATTCCCTGCGCGGTGATGAATGGTGGCGCTCCTCGCGAGCAGTTGATTGCTGAGCAAGAGGTGGGATTTATTCCCAAGATCATCTTGCTTCCAAAGGGAACGGATGTTCTTGGGTCTGATCGCATCAAGGTCGGGAGTATCACCTATCACGTGATAGACCTCTATGAGCCAACCTCGTATGAAGTGGTCAGACGTGTGCTGACCCGACGGGCAAGTATGACCGGGTAAAGGAGAGGATACATGGTACAAGTTGCAGAACTTCATGCGCATATCACCTGGGACTCAGAACCAACCGAAGAGGCAAAGAACTTCATCCGAACCGAAGTGCTGAAGGTGCTGCAAGGGACATTTCAGGATGAAACCTGGTTTTCTGAGTTGGTACGAATAGAAGTCCAAAAGGCACTCGCGAAGCGCTATCAGGATAAGCCAGCAAGGGAGTACTCATAATGGCTGGCTTCTCACTTGAGGTTATCGGGATGGAAGCAGTTATCGGCAGACTAGTAGTCATGCAGGCCGAGGTGATCCCTGGTGCGACGGCAGCCGTTGAGGGAGCGCTTACCGACGCGTATGATGCATCGCTGCCGCTTATCCCGGTCAGAACAGGACGCCTCCTGGGAGGGCAGCAGACGCGCCTCATCGGCGGCGGTGTCGAGCCAACGGGTGAACTCTACAATGATACGCCCTATGCGAGATGGGTCAACAGTGGTCATCATACCCGTTCTGGCTCCTGGGTACCGGCCCAAGATTTTATGACCGTCCCGATGGAAGTTGGGAGACGATCACTCATGCGCCGCATGGCAGAAATACTGCTGGTGTAGGAGGTGACTCATGGTGACACGTCCTGTTATGATGTTTGAGTTGCAAGTCGCGGTGCAGGCTCGCTTGCTAGGCGATAGCGTGCTCATGAATATCATCACCGGTGTATTCGAGCAGGCACCGGAAGGGCAGGCGTTTCCCTATAT